CTCGACGGCGGTATCGTAGGCAATGCTGGCGTTAGAGTTGTCTTGAATATGATGAACCAATCCCATCAGCACTTCAGCGGTTTCTTGGTCTGCGCCATCGTTTACCGGCCTGATTCTAATGCTTGGCGTGTTTTGCCGGATCTCGTTGACGACTCTATCCCTAAATTGCAAGAGCCGATTGACGACTAGCATGGGGCGCTCTTTGCCAGGACGGTTCCTGTCGTACTTAGCCGCTTCTGACCACTGATCGCCAAGCCTTGCAAACCGAATGTCATCAAGCATTTCCTGCCTGACAGTCGCGCTGAATTCCACCGCATCACTAAACCGCTGGCGTATTTCTCTTAACGTTTCTTGGTCAGTGTCGTCAACGTCAGTATCAGCGCCGAGGCCGAATGAGTTGTAAATGCTGTCAGTGTCTAGGTTTGCCATGTTTTGTGCCGTTTGCAAAATTATGATATTTCAATTCAGCTTTACGTCTTGCGTTAGCTGCTTCATCAATTGTATCAAATAACCCAAGATAGATAGTTTTCTTTTGTTTGCCAATTTGAGCCTGCCATTTTTTCTGGTTTTTGTTCCACACAACCCCAACAATTCCAGATGTATTTGACAAAGTTATGCCGATATTTTCATGATTTTGAGAAGTGTTACAATCCCTGAGATTTTGAATTCGATTGTCAGTTTTATTTCTGTTTGCATGGTCTATTTGATTGTCTGGAAATGAACCATTGCAAATTAACCATATGATTCTGTGTTCTAAATACAGATGCCCAAACAAACCAATTTCTCGATATCCAGTTGCGGCAATTCTACCGGCCCTAGTTCCTTTTCTCAATCTGCCACCAACATTTGTAAGCCATGTTAAGTGTCCATTAGTTTCATTGTAAGATAACAATGCAAGAACTTGTTCTTTTGTGATATCATTTTTTTGCATCTTGGCTACTCCTAATAGCTAATGATGAAGTGGGACACAGTTATAGCTGTGTCCTGCAATTATATCATGCGCTCATCCAACTGCCACCTCGTGACGTGTCGTCATGCCGTTTTCGTTTGAGATTATCGTTTCTCATTTGATCGGTTGATAAACACATATAACGGAAAGCGTCCGCGCCATGGCTTGCTTCATCATGAAGTGGTCCTTGTGGTTGCCCAGTTGTAGAGTTGATTGCTCGCCTGTACCGTTTCAAACATTCTAACAAACGTTCTGTTTTTTCTTTATCAAACCAGCAACGCGAAAATGTGAGTCGTGCCACTCTAATTCCGCCCTCAACCTCACCCATCGGCACAACGCTAACATTCCAGCCGAGTTGCGTCATCAATTCTGCTGCTGATTTTCCGGTCTTAAAGTCTCGCGCCACAGCATCATGCGGCATAAACACTGTCCCCCAATTGTATGAACGTTGTTTCAGTTGATCTGAATAATAATCTAAAGTTTTGTATGATTCTTCGATGTAATCAATAATTCTTAGTTCAGAACCTGACCTTTGAACCATGATAATAGCCATCTTATCAGCCCATCCTAAATCCATTACAACGTGCGTTTTCAAAATTGGATCGTGAGATATTTTGGCTATTCTATGTTCATCAACTACCTGCTGAAACTCATCAGCATAGATTGCGCCATCTACTACTGTCTTAGGTTTGCCATCCCATATGTTGGCGTAACTTTTAGGGTCAGAATTTAAGCAATGCTGGCGTTCTTTTTCCAGCACTAACGGAAACCATGGATTATCCACCCAGTTGATGTTAACGAGAAACGTGTCCGGCGGCGGATTCAACACAAACCGAACATAGGTCTCGTCTGTGTCCAAGTCTGGATTCATTGTGATCCAGATTTCGCTATTGTTTGCGCGAATAGTGGGGATCAATATCTCCCAAGACTTTTTGCTAACCGTTTGCGCTTCTTCAATCCAGCATCTATTGATGTTCGCCATAGACTTGATGGACTCAACGGTATGGCTAGCCAATCCGCTAAACGTAAACACGCTGCCGTTGATTCCTCTTATTTCGGATTCCGTTACAGTGTAAAAATAGCCAAGGTTTAGCGTCTGAATCTGATCGACTAGCAGCGTGTGAACCGACTGCTTGAGTGACTTCTGCACCTCACGAGCGCATAGCACGCGCAACGGTTTTTGTGCGGCTTCAATTAAGAGCGCCGAAGCTGCTGCGTAGGATTTGCCGCTGCCGCGCCCACCGTACAGGACTTTGTAGCGGGCCGGATTAAACAGGCCTTTTAGTTTCGGCGGGAATTTAGCAACTGTCTCACTCATCAAAACTCACTTTGATTGAGTGTTCAACCGGCCCACCGTCCGCGCCGGTGAGCGTCTGTTCAGTTCGCGCCAGCTTGGGTACGTGGTACTCGACTACAGACTGAAATAGCTGAAAAGCCTTTTCTGGATTTTCTTGCGCTACTTTATCTAACCAACCCTCAAGCCGATGCGCGTTGTTATCAACAAAAAGCGCAATAGCCTCACGCGCCGCTGAAGTTGCCTTATTTGGGCTGCCAAGCTGTCTACCGCCGGTCTTTGTTCCTTTTGCCATCTGTAAATCTCTATTTCAGATCATCTATTTCTAACCATTGATCGCATGAATCTGTAGGCTCAACTATTGACTGCGTAGTTGCACTAGGATCAAGAGTGCAAACACCAGCATTACCAACACATCGAATGACATCGTAAAACTCACACGTTGCACAAATCTTTTCGACACCTTTAACCATGGCCAGATTCCATGACTTCGATTAGCTTCTCAAGATAGTGTTGCGCCTTTTTTATATCTTCAAGCGCGTCTCCTTTTTTGCCAGCGCGGGCCAGGTACTTGATTGCGTTGCCGCGCAAAAAGCCATCGAACTGTTCAGGCGTAAGCCATGACTCCATCGCCGTCCACGGCTGGATTTCCATCCGGTTGTAATGCAATCCGCCAACCTGGTTTGCATCTGCCTTCATCATTTATCCAACCTCGCATGCGCGTTAAAGTCGCTGTAAGCCTCAGGATAACGCTTTTTCAACTTTTCAATGTTATCCCTAGCTATGATCTCTAACGGCTCTCCTAAGACCTCACACGCATAAGCAACATACCACAAAATATCCCCCAGTTCCTCAATCATGTGCTGGCGGTTCGGAGCGCCTTCATACACTGCCACGCGCTTTACTGCGTCAGCGAATTCGCCGGCCTCACCGGTTAAGCCAAGCGCGGCATGGATCAAGCCATCCTTAAAGCCTAAGTCCTTTGCGGTACGGTTCGCCAAGAATTGATAATCGCGAAGTTCAGTCATACTTATTCCCCTCGTTTATTTTGCCAGTATTGTTTCATAAATTTACTACACTTCACCTTCTGCTGACAGCCGCATGACGTTGAACGGCCTGACGTCAAGTTGTGCAAGTAGGACGTGCGGATCGTGCCGCAAGCACACTGAGCCGACACACATCTAGTGTTGTGCTTGGACTCAACATCATGAAGTATTCGCCAGCTACCGAATACTTTCCCTGTTACTTCTCGCCTGATACCCATTTCACCCCACCATGTCATGCTTGTCGTCACCGCTCAGTTTAGGTAAACCACACCAATGAGTAAAACCGCCTTCTTCATAATACTGGCCTATAACCGCGGTTCCGTATTTCATTCTTAATAATATCTTGGTTCCGATTGGTGGCGGGGTCTTGGAAATTAGTTTCCACGTCGGCTGATATTCTGACTTATACCTTTGCATTTTCAATCCTTGTTACTTCAACTATCAATCCGCCGTTGTGTGTTGGTACGCCATAACTAGCGTGTATTTCCTTAACCTGATTATCGTTTTCAATAATTACACCCTGAAGCGCGTCAAGAGCCACTTTGAGGCAATTATCAAGATCAAGGATTACTTTGCTGGCCTCGCCTTTTGCCGTTAGTTTCGGAAGTAGTTTTATATTGACACAAATAGAATCATTGTGCAATACAAGCCCGTCTGTGTGCGCCACGGTCCTGACGTGCTTCTTGTACGCTGTCGCCGCTGCGCTGGGAACCATGCGATTGCGAAAACAGCGCCAGTAGCGGTTCGCGGAAGGTGGATAGTCTAATCTCAGTTTGATGCTCATTTTTTGCTCAATTTTCGTACTCATGACACGCCGATCACCGACAGGTGACCCAGTACCCTACCCCTAAAGGGGGGTAGGGGTACTTTGGGTACCTCGTAAGTCGTTGATTTGATCCTTTTTGGTACCCAGGTACCCAGGGTACCTAAAGGGTACTTTGGGTACTTGTATCAGACGGCTAGGAGCCATGCTGATGCCTCAACTTCATCTGTCACAATAAACCCATTTTCGTATGCTTCAATGACGCCATCCGCCAGCATTGAGGCTATCATTTTGCCCTCGTTATTCGCGTTCATGGCGTTCTTAATAGTCTGTTCTGCCTTGCCATCTTGGCGCATAAGATCGCGCAATGCCGAGCGCGTTATGTAAGGTAGATCCATTCTTATTTCCGTCCCACTGGCCCACCATGCGCGTTCCATTACTTTCAGGTTTTTAGTATGTTTTGCGCTTTTCTTGGTGCTGTTTACCGGCGCATCCTCCTCAACCATGACCACACTAGTTACCGGTTCATTATCCTCGTCAAACCATCCGTTAATAGTCACCTTTTCAAGCCGCATGTGCTTGTCGGGTGCAAGTTCTGAATCCTTGGCTTTGCGCTGTATAATCTGTATTGGTGTTGACTCTGTAGCCGGTACAACGCTGATAGCTATTTCCAAAGCGCCGCGATAAGCCGATGAACCGCGCCCATCTTTTTGTGCGTTTTCATCCTTTCCGGTATGGTGTACTAATAATACTGATGTATTAAATTCACGCATCAACAAACCGCACGCATCAATCATGGTTTTAGCGATTTCCGAGGAATTTTCGTCGCCTTTTAGGAACCGGTGAAGGGTATCTATTACTATTAAACGTGGTGTTTCAGGTAGTTTTCTAACAGACTCTAATACCTTGTGATACCCTTCCGCTGTATTTAAGTCGCACCCATGACGACTCACATACATATTCATCTGACTGACTTGGTTATATTGTTTCCACGCGGCGATGCGGCTACGCAAGCCGTGATGCCCTTCACCCGCTAGGTATACAACTGTCCCTGGCGTTACTTTGTGGCCTTTCCATTCCGGTAATGATGACGCAATGGTGTTGGCTATATCCAGCACAAAAAACGTCTTACCGCCGCCACTGGGGCCGTGAACCATAATAAACGCCTGATCCTGAACCCAATCCTTAACCAACCATTTGATAGGGGCCGGTTGTTGGCTAAATTCATCCGCGTGAATCAGCCATTCATCATCATCGGATGGTGGGTTCAGCAAACCGCTAAGATCATGACCAGCTTGCGCGTAATCGTTTGCATCCCCGATTATTGGTGGGATCACTAACCGCGCACCTATTTCTGTAGCGGCTTGCTCTGCGTATTTCTGGCCGGTTCCTGACTCGTCGTTGTCACCAACAATGATGATGTTCTGCGCTATGCCGTAGCGTTCGCGCATGAAACGCGCCACGTGAACCACATTCGACGCGCTGTAAGCTATGACGCACGCTTGCCCGGTACACTCGTAGATTGTCGCTGCCGTAGCGTACCCTTCAGCTATATATAAAGAATGACCAATCTCACCGATGATCCAGAATTTACCGGACGTAGCGCCGCCGGTATGGAATAGCTTACGCCCCACATCGTTTATGTATTGGAGTGATGAAAGTGCGCCGTCATCGCTATACAGCGGTGTCATCAAGCGCCCTGCGCTATCTACGCGAGCGCCGTGTGGCTGGATGCCCTTGGTTTGCAGGTAGGGATGATCGGGTGACGCACCAAGGCCGTTTGACCAAATAGTTTCAACGGTTTCCGCCACGTTTTCCTGTTGTTTCTTGCGTTCCTCATCTCTTATTCGCTTGGCTTCTGCCATACGCCTGGTTTGCGCCATTTGTTCAGCGACGGTGAGTTGCCGTCCTACGTTAGCAACCCAAGATTGCTCATGCCCTGCCCGCCAGCACCCGAATCGGCCAGCGGGTACACCGTCATGAAACGCTATATACCAGCCGCTTTTATCACCATGACCTGGTGTGCCTTTGGTGCCGCTCTTAAAGCGATGCAAAGCGCCGTCTATCTGTATGTAATCCGGTGGCTCAAGCCCTGCGCGGATGATCGCATCACGCAACTGATTTTCAGGTGTATCAAATACTTGCGTTGGTGGAGACCATTCTCCGCCGAGGATGTTAGTTAAGTCTGCCATGATCTATACTCATCGGGTGAAAAAGTGTTGACATGATACTCGACAACTAGCACAATACAACCACTCCCGAAACTCAACGGGCGGGAGTAACCGCTAACGCCGGTGCCAGAATAAAGA